ACCGTCTTCATTTATTTGCTCTAAATCAAGAATATTATCCTTTATCATTTATATTATAGATGACTAAAGAACATATAACACAAGCATTACAAAATCATGTAGAAAAAGAAAGTGGAATTGCTAGCAGTGCCGCTTCAGTACGTTTAGAAAAAAATGCTAACATACCAAATGATCCTAAATAGTTTCGTAGAAAAGGCTACCCAACCACTATCGCAAGAAAAATGAAATTACATATTGAATTTGTAACTAGTTTTGCTACTTTAATAAAATCTTTATATAATGTATAAAATAATATATTTATAATTATTATATTACATATATATCGGGGATATGCCCCACGGAGGTGAAATTCAATGAACGAGAATGAAATTCTCAATTGGCTATCTTCCAACATAGTACAAATAATTATTATTCTATCCATTTTCATCCAAATATCCCCGATAAAATGGAATCCAATTACTTCTCTCTTCAACTGGCTAGGAAGGACTATTACTGAAGGGGTTTCAAAGCAAGTTGAAGAAATGAATAAAACAATTGATAACATTCAAAAACAAATCTATACAAACGAAAAAGATCGCATTCGTTGGGAAGTCTTAGACTTTGCACGCTCTTGTCGTAATGGATAGGATCATACTTATGATGAATATAAACATATAATTAAATTAAATGATAAATATCAGGATTTATTAGCTAAAACCGCAGATAAAAATGGCGTGTTTGATAATGAATTTACTTATATTAAAGAACTATTTGCCAAATATAAAGCAGCTAATAAAATCCACGAAGAATAACAAAGGAGTGATTTATATGGAATTTAAAAAATGGTTAGCCGCCGCAGGTATTCGTGCGATTAAAACTATTGCTCAAACCGCTATCGCCACTATTGGTTCTAGCGCTATTATAGCTGATGTAAATTGGGGTATTGTTGCTTCTGCTTCTGCCCTAGCTGGCATTCTCAGTATTCTAACAAGTGTTGCTGGACTACCAGAAGTAAAATTACAAAAGCAGCTTGAAGAAGTAACTGAAGAAAAAGAGTGACCTAAATATTTGCCTTTTCTACTATTTTATGATATAATAAAGTATAAAAGAAAAGGAGAAAATTATGGATAGACGAAGTAAAGAGCGAGTAATTCCATTAGAAATTTATACTGACGGTTCTTGTAAGAAACTTGGAAAAAAGAATTTTGGTGGATGGGCTTACATCGCAGTAGAAGATAGCCAACAAGTCTATTATAAAACTGGCGGAGAACTTGATACGACCAATCAACGAATGGAACTTCAAGCTATCCGCCAGGCCCTCATGTATGCAAAAGAATGCCGTAAGGAAAGTCAAGCTGTAATTATTTATAGCGATTCTGCATACGCCATTAATTGCTATTCTCAACGTTGGTATGAAAACTGGCGACGAAATGGATGGACAAATGCCGCTAAAAAAGAAGTCGCTAATCAAGATTTATGGATTGATATTATTCCATATTTTGAAAATGTATGGTTCTATTTTAAAAAAGTAGAAGGACATAATGGTGTATTCTGGAATGAGAAATGTGATGAACTGGCTCAAAATGAGGCACAAGAATTAAAAATAAATTGGCGAGGATAAGATATGAGAGAAGAATTATATAGTGTAACCCGGGATGAGTATGTAGGCTTTGTCAAATAGCTTATCCCGCAAAATATGCACACAGAGCATATTGAAAATGACGATGAAACCGCAAGTCTCAAAATTTATGCTAATCGTGATGATACGTTACTTGCTGAACAATATTTAAATTCAGATGGTATTTATGAATATTATGTCTATAATATGCCAGCGAATGAAGATAGATGTGCGGCAAAACCGGTTCAAAAAATTGTTCTTGAAACTAAAGAAGAAGTTCAAGCATTTTTTGATATTTTACAAAAGGTAATAGGTAAAAAAAAATGACTGAATTATTCACTAATTTAACAGAATCAGAAAAAGAAATAACAAAACTTGCGGTGAATAGAGCTTTTAATTTCCACGATGTACCAAAAACAATTAAATTCATTGAGGAATATAGAGCAAATTGTACTCCTGCTGTATAGGAGTTTGTAGATTTTTATGTACAGCTTAAATTGGAGGAAATGAAGAATGAAGAAGATAATTCTAATTAGCGGTAAAAGTGGCTCTGGCAAAGATACTTTTGCTAAATTTTTAAAAGATGAATTAGAAAATCGTAATGAACGAGTATTAGTAATTCATTTTGCAGATATGGTTAAAGAATATGCCAAGTTATATTATAAATGGAATGGCGAAAAGGATATTAGCGGCCGCCAGCTACTTCAACAAATGGGTACAAATGAAGTGCGCTCTGTGTTTAAAAATTATTGGGCTGATTTGGTGGCACAGTTCATTAAAGCCACAGAGAATGATTGGGATTATGCGCTTATTCCTGACCTTCGCTTCTTAAATGAATTAAAAAGAGTTAAGAAGTTTAATAAAAATAAATGCGTATCCGTAGGTATTCGTCGCTATACTGATGAAGGCGATATATGGGAAAATCCTCTTTTAACTGAAGAACAACGTAATCATCCATCGGAAGTTGATTTAGATGATTATTGTCTTGACTGGTATGTTGATAATGTAGGAGCTTTTGAAGGTATGAAGACTTCTGCAATTGAGTTTTTAGAAAAAATAGGAGAATAATATGACAGATTTTTTCTCTCTAGGTGTGATGAAATATTGGAGTCCAACTAGTGCTATGTCAACAGAAACCCGGCGCCAGCATTTAGAAGATATGGCGGCCAGCGGCCAGTATATTTGGAGTGAAAAGTTCGATGGCAATTTTAGCCGTGCAGTTATTACTCCAGATAGAAATGCACTACAAACTCGTGGCATCAGTAAAGTAACTGGTACTTATTCTGAATTACAAGATAAAGTATTTTTCTGGGATGATGTACTTAAAGCTTTTCAAAAGACTACAGTAATTTTAGGAGAATTATATTTGCCTGGCGGCATAGACAAAGATGTAGGCAGTATAGCAAGATGCCTAGTTGATAAGGCACGTGCTCGTCAAAAAGATGTTAAACTTGAATGGCGTATTTTTGATATTCTAGCACTTGATGGTGAAGAATTTCTTGATAAACCAATTGAGTATAGAGTACAATTTATTCCAAAGGTTGTTAAACGTATTAATTCTCCATTAGTAAAAGGTATTCCATTTCATCAAATGGATGAAACTTTCTTTGATGAAATTCTAAAAATCTTTGAGCGTAATGGTGAAGGAGCAGTCTGCTATAAAAAAGGCATTCTTTATACTCCCGATAAACGTTCAAGCGCTTGGACAACTTGTAAAGTAAAGCAAGAAATTTCCTCTGATATTGACTGCTTTATCACTGGCGTTGAAAATCCAACAAAGCTTTATACTGGCAAAGAATTAGCTTCTTGGCCCTTTTGGGAAGAAGCTAGAACTGGCAAGCTTGTATATGGTGAATATTTTGGTGAATATCAAACTGGTGGTGCTTACACACCAGTCACTAAAAATTATTATTATAATTATCCGGGTGCAATTTATGTAAGTGTATTTAATCGTAAAGGTGAACCAGTACAGCTTTGTAAAGTAGCTGGTTTAACTGACGAACTTAAAACAGAACTAAGAGATAATTTTGAAGAATGGTATCTGTGCCCGCTAACTATTGGTGGCATGATGGTTTCTACCGCAAATGCAGCCAAAGATGGTACAGGTATTTCAATTCGGCATCCTTATATTAAACGTATTCGTAAAGACGATATTAATCCAGAGGATTGTACACTAGAAAAAATTATCTCATAAATATTATAAGTAACTGTCTCATTGAGAGATAGAAGGAGGGTAATTATGGACCCAGATTTTGGTTTCCTAATCTCAGACGATACGCCTGGATTAGACCCTGTAATGTATCAGTATTATCATCAAATGAATGATAATAGAACGCTTATTTTAAATACTGATATTGATGAGCGTATTGTAGAAATGATTTATTTACCTATGAGAGATTGGGAGAATGATAGCGATACACGCCCCGTAACACTCATACTTAATTCACAGGGTGGGTGCGTATCAGATGGATTCTTTCTTGCTCACTATATTAGCCAATATAAAAAGCCATTGCATATCATTGTTCCTGGATATGCAGCTTCTATGGCAGCTGTAATTTTAGCTGGCAGCGGCAAGAATGAAAATGTAACTCGTTTTTGTTTTCCTAGCACATATGCCCTTATTCATGACGGATATGTAGCTTTAAGCGCCAGTGAAGCTAAGACAGCAAATGATATTATGGCTTTTAACAATAAGGTAGATGAAAGTATCCGACAATTCATTATTGATAATACGAATATTACTGCAGAAGAATATGACGCTCAAGCTAGACATCAATGGTTTTTATCCGCGGATGAAATGAAGAAATATAATCTTGTAGACAAAATTTATGGTGTTGATGCTTAATGAATATTAATTTTTTAGATACTTCTGCAGTACTCAATGGGGCTTATAAAAGATTCCAGAATATATATATTAGTCCTATTGTATTAATGGAACTTGAAAATATAAAAACTTCATAGCAAAAAGATGATAAAACAAAATATCTCGCACGATAGGCTGTGCGAGATATTATTACATCTAGAGATATACATTTTATTACCGCTAATAATCATACTAGAAAAAAATTTAGAAAATATCCAATACTATAGGATATTCATGACCACTGGCTAATTGCTGAAGCTGCCGCATTAAAAAATCATTCAAATGATGTATTTTTTATAACTGCTGATGGCGCTTAGTTTTTAATTGCTAAATAGATTAAGGAATTATAGGCAATATATTTAGATGACAAAGAAGAAAGCCGTATTGAATAGATAGAGTATTGCGGCTGGGGTAAATATTATCCTAATAATTCACAGATGGCCCAATTATATCAGTGCCCAACAATGAATACATTAAAATGTCCCACTAATTCATTCGCTGAAATATTTACAGGTGATGAATTAAAAGATGTATTATTCTGGGATGGACATGAATATAAACCTTTAAATTATAAAGATATTAAAAATATATATACTGGTGAAGTAATTAAACCTCGTAATTTAGAGCAAAAAATGGCTATGCACTTACTTCAAGACTAGGATATCAAGGTTAAATTATTAACTTCTGCCTGGGGCAGTGGAAAAACATTATTAGCTCTAAATTATGCACTAGAACAAGTAGCTCGCGGCCGCCAGCCTAAAATTACTTTTATTCGTAATAATATTATAGTTGCAGACACTAAAGATATTGGTTTTGTGCCAGGTGATGTGCGGCAAAAAATGAGTTTGTGGGGAGGAGTAATTGCCGATCATTTAGGCGGTCAAATGATGCTTGACCAGCTTATTGATGAAGGTGTTATTGAAATATTCCCTATTTCTCATATCAGAGGACGTTCTATAAAAGGTATTATCTTTTGTGATGAATGTGAAAACTTAAATGATAAATTAGTTACATTATTACTTAGCCGCGTAGAAGATGGCGGCGAAATTATATTTTGTGGGGATGTAGCATAGATTGATAACCCTAAATTTGAAAAAAATAATGGCATTAAAGCTATGCTTGATAATTTAGTAGGTGATCCATTATTTGGCACTGTTAAATTACTAAAGTCAGAACGTGGACCAATTCCACAACTCTGTGATAAAATAATTCCTCCAAGATAATTACATGGGGTAAGTCTAATGACTTACCCCACATATTTTTGTTTATAATAATATTTGACATAAATATAAAATTATGATATAATAAAAGAAAAAAGAGGTATTTTTATATGGAACAAAATAAGATTTTTTCACCAATATATGATACTATGATAGAAGAATATTTTAATCGTCATCCAGATGCTGGATTAGCTTGGTGGATGCTTCCAGTTGAGCAACAGCCAGAAGGATTTAAACTAGAAATGTATGATATTCTGTGGGATTTGACACATAAGGAGAATAAGAATGAGTTACTTTGATATATTTGAACGATTATATCACAATCCAGAAACAGCCTGCGGAAAATATGAATAGGGAATCGTCGAAGGAATGACTTATATGGCTGATAAATTAATTTGGGGTGAATAGTATTATATAGATGCTTTTGAAGCCGCTGGTGGTAAAATAACTAAAGAGAATTGGATTACTAGAGCATCTGATATGTATACAATTATTAATGACATTATTCAAAATTTTTGTAGTAAAAATTTAAACGTTAAAAAATTATGGAATAATGATGCCTGGCATTATTATGAACAAAATAAATTTGGAGGAAAATAAATGAATAAAGAACCGCTTGGATACTTAGGCGGCGACATTATGACTTTTGGTTCTAATTTAGCGCGCCAGTATGAGTATGATAAATTTAAAGAAGCGGGTATTCCCGGTTCTGTATATAGTCCCGTAATGAACAAGTCTATTAATGACAAATCTAATATGACAGAAGAAGAAAATAATCATCTAGCAGAAAAAATTTGTGAAGCCGATATTGAGCGACTTTGGAATAGCGATTATACCGTGCTCTGTCCAGAACAAAGTGCCATTGGTACTATGTGCGAAATGGGTGTTTTGTATGGATGGAAGTATATGGCAACCAAATTAATGGAAATTTGGGATAAAGCTTTTAGAGAAGAATTTGTAGATAAAAATAATAAAATAATTCCTATGGATTATGAAGTATTAGCACATAAATTATATGATAAAATTACAGAAATCTATCATAAAAAGAACTATGCTCATTACTTCGACATCCGCACAAATCATCTTAATGAGAAAGACTGGCGGCGAAGTTTCTCAATTAATCAGATGTTATATGGAATGTGCTTGTATGCAACAGCAGATCATGAACTTCACAATTCATTTGATGAAATTATTCCTCTCTTAAAAGAACAATATGGAAGTGAGGCGAATGAATCATCCAGTTCTAATTAATCACAACACTCATATATTAATTGCTACAAAAATAGAACCAATATTAGATCAATATAATAAACCATCGCCATATCATATCCGTCAATTAACATGGAGATATTGGACAAAAGATTAGACTCAGCATTACGATAAAATTGAAATTCAAATTCTTTCAGAAAGAAAAGAATATTTTACTTTCGCCCGCAATTGTCCAGATACCCCTCCATTATTATATGTAAAACAATATAATGAAGAATTTATTATTTCTTCTGGCGATTATCAATGTATATCAATTTATAATTTAACACGAAATGAATTTAAAGAATATGTATATCCACGAGATGAAGAATTAATTCATTATAGAGGATTTTGTCCAAAAGAATATGAATGGCGTGACTTTGATAATACTTTAACAATCGTTGGTCAAGTGCCATATGGTCCAATGGAAATAATGTTAATACATAATATAGATTTAAATAATATAACATTTCAAGAAGTTGATTGGGATGATTATTATGAAGATAAAGGAGAATAAATAATATGCTTTATAATATTAATGATAGACTTCCATTTAAGCGGCTAATTGTTGCCGCATTCCAGCAGGTTATTGCTTGTTTCGTTGCTACTGTTCTTATCCCTTCAATTTGCGGCGTTCCTATTGCCCCGGCAATGGTGGGCGCAGCAATTGGTACTTTGATTTATCAGCTATGTACTCGCGGCCAAAGCCCTATGTTTATCAGTTCTTCAGGTGGATTTGTTGCCGCAGTAATTGGCGCCTTGACACTTGGAACAGCACCTAACTTTACAGCGGTTCTAATCGGTGGCGTTATTGTATGCCTTATCTATTGTATCGTTGGTCTAGTAATTAACAAGTGTGGAACAGCTTGGATTAATAAGCTTCTGCCGCCATATGTTATTGGTCCAGTTGTTATGGTAATTGGTCTAAACCTAGCCACTTTCCTACCAACCTATTTCCAAGTAAATGGCGAATACAGTCTAATTGGATTTGGGCTTGGTATGCTAACTCTAATTATCACTGCACTAATTTCTCACTATGGAAAAGGATTTGTTAAAAATCTACCATTCCTATTTTCAATTTTCATTGTATATGGGCTATCCGTAATTCTTACACTCTGCGGTATTCCAATTGTTAATTTTGAACCTTTCCGTAATCTCCAGATTTTCCAGATGCCAGACTTCGCATTCTTCCATCTTGACTTTGCGAACTTTGATTGGGGATTAATGCCACAGATTCTACTACTATTTGCGCCTCTATCTCTCGTATGCCTATGTGAGCATATTTCAGACCATAAGGCTTTAAGCGCAGTTATTGGTACTGATCTAACTCAAAATCCAGGCGTAGGTCATACTCTAATTGGTGACGGTATTGCTACTGCTTTCGGCACTCTAATTGGCTCTATTCCTAATACTTCTTATGGCGAAAGTGTAGGCACAACTGGCTTCAGTAAAATTTGCTCTAAGTATGTAATTACACTAGCGGCAATTATTATGGGTGTAGCAGCTTTCTTCGGCCCGCTACAGGCTTTGCTTGTATCATTACCTTCAGCTATTTTTGGCGGCTGTGCGGCTATTCTTTATGGATACATCACTCTTTCTGGTATAAGGACTATTAAAGATAGTAATCTTGATCTTAACGATAATAAGGTTGTAACTATTATCGCCTCAATTTTAACCATTGGTGTTTCTGGTGTTGTATGTAATTTTGGGATTATCAGTATCGGTACTACTGCTCTCGCTATGTTTGTAGGTATTATTCTAAATCTAATTCTAAAGAATAAAAAGGAGACTAATCTATGAAATTTTTAGATAAGCATTTTCATATCACTGAACGTGGTTCTACATTTGGCCGCGAGGTTATTGGCGGCCTAGTAACCTTTATGGCAATGGCCTATATTATCTTTGTTAATCCATCCATTCTAGGCGTAACCGGAATGGATTATACTGCTCTAACTCTAGCTACTTGTATTAGTGCGGCAGTAGGTACATTGCTAACTGCCTTTATGGCTAATGTACCATTCGCACAGGCTCCTGGCCTTGGTATTAATGCTTTATTCACTTATACTCTATGTATGAAGATTGGCTATACATGGCAGCAGTGTCTAGCTATTACATTTATCAGCGGCTGCGTTTTCCTTCTTATTACTCTTTCACCACTTCGTCATAAGATTATTGAAGCTATTCCAGCCCAGTTAAAGCGTGCTATTAGTGTAGGCATTGGTCTCTTTATTGCCTTAATTGGTCTTATCAATGCTGGCATTGTTACCGCAAACAACAATCTACTTGACCTTGGCTCAATTACATCGGGAGCACCATTACTCACCCTAATTGGCCTAGCTATTACTGCTATCCTACTTGTATTTAAAGTGCGGGGTGCAATTCTCTATTCTATCATTGCCACTACCCTAATTGGTATTCCTCTTGGTGTAACTAATACAGCTGTATCTTTAAATTTTGAAAATCTCTCACTTGCACCAACATTCTTCCAGCTTTCATTTACTGGACTAACCGCCCTCGGTATTTTCCCGCTAATTACATCTATTTTAACCCTATGTATGTGTGATTGCTTTGATACTGTTGGCACTCTTACTGGATGTGCGGCCGGCTGTGATATGTTAGATGAAAACGGTAATATGAAGAGCAAGGATATGTCTCGTGCTCTTACTGCTGATGCTCTGGCTACCGTTGGTGGATCACTACTTGGTACAAGTACCGTTACTACATTTGTTGAAAGTTCTACTGGTGTTGCCGCTGGTGCTCGTACTGGTCTTGCTTCTGTAGTAACTGGATTACTATTTGCACTAGCTTGTTTATTTGCTCCTATTGCTGGTATTGTTCCATCCGCAGCAACTGCTCCTGCTCTAATTATTGTTGGTATCTTTATGATGAAGAATGTCAAGTATATTGATTGGAACGATATGGAAATTGCTATTCCAGCATTCTTAACAATCGCAATGATGCCGTTCTCTTATTCAATTAGTGATGGTATTGGATTTGGACTAATTTCTTATGTTCTCTTAAAAGCTGTTCGCGGCAAGTTTAAGGAAATTCCAGTTCTAATGTATTTCTTGGCGGCATTATTTGTAGTAATGTATATTGTGGCTTAAAATTGAGGAGTTGAAATTTCAACTCCTCTTATTTGACTTTTTTTAAATTTCAAGTATAATATATATAGAAAGAAAAGAAAGGAGCTTATTATGACAGAACACCAAACATTAATTTATAATTTTCTTAAATATCATCATCTAAAAGAACCCAACTTTTGCCCAATTGGTATGGACAGATTAGAAAATGGTGTATTTCCACATTATAATTGTAAACAGATAGAACTATTTGGAAATATTCATACTACTAAAAGAGAAATGTCCGAAATGGAAAAGCTTGGACTCGTAAAACATTACTGGTTTAAAGACCATGGAAATTGTTACTATGCTATATAAAAAGGAGAAATAAATTATGGGTTTGGATGTACATATCGTAATGGCTAAAAATCGACAGCAGGTTCAGGATGAAAACTTTTGGAATGAGTGCCATACTGGTTGGGTAAAGGATGAAGACGGTTATATTGATTTTACTGTGCCAAGTGAAGTGTACTACGCACGTAAATTCTGGAGTCTTTATACCCCAATGTGTCGGCGGTTTAACCTTGAAAATGGTGATTGGAGTGCCCCGCTAACTAAGGATGATATTGAAGAAATGATTTATATTGCCACTCACGAAAAGGATTATTTCTACTCTTTTGATACTGTTGCAGATTTGTGCGAAATTTTGTATAACTATGATCGAGCAACCGAAGCAGGAATGGTCTTCTTGTTTGGTGGAGATTATTAAAGTTTGACG